CCGGTGAACGAATGGCGGTGCCGAGGATCAACCCGAATCCGCATAGCAAAGCATACGCCATTGTGCCGGCGGGAACCAGGCTGGAATACCTGCATATGGCGGGCCGGCCGGACCTGCGCGCCGAACCTCACGGGTGGAAGATGCCTATCCCTGTGAAAGTTGCTATAAGGATCATCAAATGACCGCGCTGCCGGGCGACTGCCGCGAGCCGTGGAAGGAAAAGCGGGTGATCGGCAATGCCGAGCTTTACCTTGGTGATTGCCTTGAGATATTGCCTACGCTGCCGAAGGTGGATGCGGTGATTACTGATCCGCCGTATGGCGCGAGGACGCATGATGGTGCGAGGACAGGATCGGGGAAAGGCGGGGGTGACGTGCTCATTGACTTTGCTTGCCTCCCAGATAATCAATTTATTCCTCTATGCAAACAATTGGTGCATAAGGCGAATCGATGGGTAATTATGTCTTGCGAATGGCGACATGCAGCGCAATTAGAAGAGATGGAGTTGCTTGTCAGACTGGGCGTATGGGTGAAGCCAAATCCAACACCGCAATTTACTGGAGACCGCCCTGGAACTGGATGGGAGGCAGTTGCCTGCCTACACAGGCCGGGGAGAAAGAGATGGAACGGAGGTGGGCATTGTTCGGTCTGGACATATAACAAAGTTAATAGCGAGCATCCTACGGGGAAACCACTTCCATTGATCTCAAAATGGGTATCGCAATTTACCGACTTTAATGAGACGGTACTCGATCCGTTCATGGGAGGATGCACCACAGGCGTGGCCTGCGTAAATGCGGGTCGCAAGTTTATAGGCATTGAGATCGATCCAAAGTATTTCGAGATAGCCTGCGAGCGCATCGAGAACGCGCAGCGGCAGACCTCTCTGCTCGACGACTACGACGCCGTGACGCAATCCTACGAACAGGTGAAGCTGATATGACCACACTCATGGGCGACTGCCGCGACACGCTTAAGACGATTGCGAGAACTTAAACATAACCGGAGGCACTATGAAACAACTTACTTTTCTCGAACAGGATGATCGCGCACCTAAAAAATATACTACCGTAGCTGGATCTCCTCTATACGTTCCGAAGGAACGCAGGCCGCATATTACTGATCTTAGAGACACGAACAAGCTAACGCAACTACTACGCTCTATTGATGCGTCGCAGGTTTCTCCTGAGGAAAAGATTTTCCTCGCGTCGGCAGCACAGCGGCATGTCGTTTTTAACTACGAATTGATCGCAGATTATTACGCGCATGCATCGTCTGAAATGCAAAGGCTCATGGAAGAATCAGCATTAGTTATCATTGATATCGATCAGGCAATTGAGCGAGGCTACGTGCGTCTATGTGGAGAAATCAAGCGCTTGCACATGGAAGAGGTATCGGACGGTGCGTAAATTCGCTGCGTTTATTCTCACGCACGGGAGACCGGACAACGTGCGCACTTTCAAGACATTGCGCGCGAGCGGGTACACAGGGAAGGTTTACTTCATTGTCGATAATGAAGACGCGACAATAGACCAGTATCGGCGCAATTTCGGCGCAGAGAATGTAATCGTATTCGACAAAAAAGCGATGGCAGATAAAATCGACGAAGCAAACAATTTCGATAACCGCAAGGTTATCGTACACGCGAGAAATGCTTCGTTCGATATTGCGGAGGATCGCGGGATTACTCACTTCGTGCAGCTAGATGACGATTATTATTTTTTTGGATTCCGTGGGAATTGTGGGGCTAGGACAATTCGTAAAATAGATTTCGTATTTGACGTGGTGCTAGATTTTCTAGACTCTACTCCTACGCTTGCTATTGCCTTTGCGCAAGGTGGAGATAATATCGGCGGGTTCACTGGAATCAAGATGCTTCGCAAGTCGATGAATTCATTTTTTTGCCGCACCGATAGACGATTCATGTTTGTTGGATCAATCAACGAAGACGTTAATACATACGTTTCTTTAGGAATGCGCGGAGGACTTTTTTTGACGTTTACCGGCTTGCAGCTAGATCAGAAAGATACTCAAAGCCAGGGCGGAGGTATGACCGAAGTTTATTTGCAGAAAGGAACATACGTAAAGTCCTTTACTTCAGTTTTGTTTAACCCTTCTGCCGTCCGCGTTTCGATGATGTCTACAAAACACGTTCGCATGCATCATTTAATAACTTGGCGTGCTACGTGCCCAGCGATTGTGCCGGAGTGCTATCGAAAACAAGACGCCGTGACGCAATCCTACGAACAGGTGAAGCTGATATGACCACACTCATGGGCGACTGCCGCGACACGCTGCAAACGATAGCGAGCGGCACTACTATATCCGAAAGCCACGACGAAAAAGAGTGCGCGAAGTGCGGCGAGTATTTGCCGGCTGATGCCGAATTTTTCTACCGTTGCAAAAAGAACTGGGACGACCTGCACGGATGGTGCAAGGCGTGCTGCGATACGGTGACAAGGCTCCGGCGCGAGCGAGAAAAGGCGGAACGATTGCGCGTCCGGGCTGAACGGCTCAGGCGCTACGAAATCTACAACCCTTTCGTGATCCTATGAAATGCGGCTGCTCGACAACGCGCGAGGTAATCGTGCTGGACGGCAGAGACCGCGTTGTTACGACACGCTGGGTGTGCGCCGCGCATATGGGGATGATTCTTTAACGGGCAACGAGCACCGATACGCTCGCATTAAATGGATTAAAAAAATGGATACGAAAGAACTATTGCAACGCTCTGTAAGTGAATGGAGATTGACTATGAGCAATAGATTGCGGGAACTGATAGCGGCACGGGATGCTGCGCCATCTGGAGTTTTAACGCCGGCATTGATACTGCGCGATTGGATGGAGAATCATGCCGAGGCAGTCGCAGACCTGTGGGACGCGGCGGAAAAGTATTTGTCTTCTGCAACGGCGAGAGATAACTTTGTTTTTGCTTCCCTATCCTCAGCAGCCAAATTTTCAGATCACAAGCAGGAATTCGATGCAGCGATGGACGCTAACGTTAACGCGTCATTATGCCGGACTGCGCTTGTCGAAGCGCTTGTCAAACTCAAGGAGCAACCATGAGCGATACACCGAGAACTGACGCGCTGTATTTCCCGAACGGAGAAAATGCGACTATGGCGTATTCACCGAGAATCGAAGTTGCAGTAGCTCACGCCAGGGAGCTTGAACGCGATCTTAAAATAAAAGACGATCAGTTAGCAGACTGCTACGCCAAATGGCAGGACACGTTGCGCGAGCTTGCCGAGGCGCGCATGTCATTCAGGAACGAGCCGCCGGAAGATTGCGCTATAGCTACGCAGTGCATGCACGTCGGAAACTGTTTAGGTCAATGCAGCTTAGCGAGTAAGCCATGACAACAAAACTAGACCATGATCTTAGGATGTTGGCGCGGGCAGCGTTTTCCGTGATCCGAAGGTTTAAGCTTAAGAAAGAATGGGTTGCCACTCCATACATGGCATACGAAAGAATAGCACCGGCCCGTGCTCGCGCCGAACGATACATCGATTTTGTTCGACGCCAAAACTGGATAATTTTGGAAGAAGAAGCTGCTCGTGATGACCGTATCCGATTTGGTATGGAGAGCGATTCATGACAATCGAAAACCTCGGCGCGAGCCTGCTGCAGACCCTGGAACCTCGGCACGTGCATGTAGCGGACGGCAGAAAATGTTCACCACTAGACATGGGCAACGGCGACAGCATCGCGGAAAAACCGGTGCGCACGCCGGAACAAGAGGCGGAACTCGCAAAGCGCAGGCGCATGCGGCGCGAGGCTAATGCTGCAGCGCGTGCGCGCAAGCATGCCAGGGACGGCACTGGCGGGCTGTGGGAAGCCATCGTTAAGGTGTTGCCGCCAGGGCCTGACGCTAACGGTAGGGGCATGCCCACGGGAGACATAGCGCGGCTGATCGGGCACGATCCCAAGAGCTTGGGCGCAACCTTGGGACACATGAAACGAGACGGCTGCATAGCGGGAACTGGCCGCAAAATCCAGAAGTGCGGATCGCATGAATGGTGGAAAGCGCCGGGCGAAAATTAAACGTGCCGCGCTCCACGACCTGAAAAAATTAACGCGGCGTAACAAGCGCAAGGGACGCGCAGCGGACTTCCAATCCGCAGACCGTGGAGTTCGACTCTCCTGCGCCGCTCCAGAATAAAACGTGCCACGCTCCACGACCTGAGCGAAAGTGCTATGATTTCGCACCGCTGGCGGCCACCGGCGGTGTGTGCAATCGGCAAGGGCGGGGACTTGACCCCCGCCCGCGCCACCCAGTCAAGGGGTAAATATGAAAGAATTATTCAATGCGATCCGCGTAGCACTTGGCGGTAAGTCTCTATCGACAGCAGCGCTAGAAGTTGTCGCCGAGGATTTGGATATTTACCCGCGAGAAAAAGTACTCACAGCATTGGGAAGATGCTTGATAGAGTGCCGTGGGAACCTGTTTTTGTGCGACGTTATTCAGCGCATGGATGACGGACATCTATACGTGCCCAAGCCGTTCTGGGAGGACAAGGAATTTATTGATTTCGTGAATTCCGGACGCAGAAGCAACTGACATGAGCTTCTCCTACCTGGCGCTTTACACCGGCGATTACCTGCGCGATACGCGTCACCTCACGCCGTTGAAACATGGAGTTTACCTGCTGCTCCTGATGCACTGTTGGGATTCACGCGGCCCGGCGCCATTGGATGAGCAGGAATGCGCCGGCATCGCTAACTGTCGGAGTTCTGACGAGGTAGACGCATTGCGCTACGTTCTGGAACGATACTTTGTCCGCATGGACGACGGCTGGTACAACAAGCGAATCCAGAAGGAAATAGAGCGGTCATGCGCGATAAGCAACGCACGATCCAATGCGGGTAAGTTGGGATATCAAGCAAAAGCTAAGCAATTGCCTAGCAATTGGCAAGCAAGTGTATCTAACACCACCACCACCACTATTCCACCACCACCACCAGGGGTTGATGTTGTAGTGTCTCAAAGGGGTACACCTCATGCGCCACGCGATAAATCGCGCGACGCCGGAGACACGGCGACTATCGATGCGGTAATCTCGATCCCTATTGTCGGCGGCGGCGAATACCCGGTGTCGCAGCAGTTTGCGAGCGAACTCGAAGCACTTTACCCGGCGGTGGACATGCCCCAAACGCTGCGCGAAATTCGGGCATGGAACATCGCTAACCCTAAGCACCGAAAGACCGCATCTGGAATAAAACGTCATATTAATCAATGGTTTGCAAAGGATCAGAATCGTGGTTAGAAAATACATCCCGGACACAGCTAAGGAATTCCACGCCAACGCGCACATCCAATGCGCGCACGCCGATTGCGCCACGTCTGCAATGCACAAGGTCAAGACTGCGACGGGCTGGGCTAAATTCTGCGATGCCCACTACGACGCATATTTTACGCAGCAAGGTATTGATAACATTGACAAATACGGAATGGAGCGCCAGCCCGACGAAACACGCCAGGAGCATGTCGGGCGCATGCGGAATTTTGTCCGCGCGGGATTCAAGCGCCTGCGCGCCGGCAGTGACAGGCAGGCCGCGCTTGCCGCATTGATCCGCGACCACGGAAGCGACCTGGGGAGCCAGCCGTAAATGCCACGCAATCTAGCCAGGAACGCCGCCACGCGCACGGATCGGCTTTGGCGATACCAACCCATTACCTGGCAGCGGGAAAGCGCCAAAACGCGCCCTGACGCGGCTAAAGCGGCTTTTCGAGCGCGGCGATAAGGGCGTCTGCCGCTTCGACGCATTCCACTGCGTTTCTGTTCGCCCAATCGTGCCGATTCATAATATCAGGGCTGCCCATCGATCCAGCCAGCGCCTGCCCTGCCAAGTAGGCGCGCAGGGACATGCCACCGCTCCCTGAAAATTGATGTATTGTCATACCGTCCTGCCCCGGAAATGATGCGCCCATAATAGGGCCGCACGGAAAAGCCTGTCCGCCGTCGGTTTTGCTCATGCTGACACCGCATTGAGCCGATCCAGCAGGCCGCAAGGGTCCAGTTTTTCCCACACGTCGGCATCTGCGGCATCTGCGGCCGCACCGGCGGCATCGGCGGCACCGGCGGCATGGGCGGCACGGGCGGCACGGACGGCACCGGCGGCACCGGCGGCACCGGCGGCACGGGCGGCACGGACGGCACCGGCGGCACCGGCGGCACGGGCGGCACGGACGGCACCGGCGGCACCGGCGGCACGGGCGGCACCGGCGGCACTGTCGGAAGTGCGCAGCTCGCACATGGCGCGCCACGTGTCGCCGTGGCCATGCGCATCTGCTGCCGCCTGCGCCAGACTAAGCGAGTCCCACATCCAATCCATGATGATGGCGAGCCGTTCTGCATCGTGATCGTTGCCACTGCCAGGCGCATCTATGGCAGCAGCTATCCACGCCTCGCTGTTGAGCAGAGCGAGCGGCATGCGATCCTGAATGATTATGATCCACGCGTGGATCACCGCCGACATGCAATCAGGGCGCGCGTCTGTCACGCGCCCGGTGGCAGCCACGTTCAGCGCGGCTATCGTGCAGGCCGCATCTTTGTCGCCGATCCCGTGCACGATGCGGTGCGTGCGCAGAAAGTCTGCGTACTGCTGGCGTAATTCTGGGGTGTAGATTTCGATCATGATTTTCTCCGGTTGTTGATCTGAAGTGTTAGGCGTCTCGTTTCAGTCCAGGCCGGTCGCTGGCGGCGCGTCGCGGAAGATTGCGGCGATGCGCTCTAAAGCTTGGGCCATTTCCTCGCGCCGGCCTTGCGACGCTCTCTCATCGCTGCGACGTAGGCGCGGCAAAGGTCGGCAACTTCGTCCACCGACGCGCTGACATTATCACCGTAGCCGTCGCATGCCTCGGACCAAACGCCGTCACAATCGTCGGGCATTAGCGCGACGCAGGTATGCAACTTTACCCGCTTGCTTACGCACGCAAGGTCGTGCAACTGGCGCCGGTATTCAGCCGCGGCCGGTCTCGCGGCGTAGAACTCGTTTTGCTTTTGGACAGCTCGAGCGAATGCGTCTTGGGGCGTGATGCCAATTTTGAGCTTGCCGCTGATCTTCCAGCCGCTGCCATGATTGACTAGCACCTTGCCGTCGCTCATGTAGCGCTTGACCTTGCAGGTGTACTGAATTGTGCCGACGATGGTGCCATGTGCTGATAGCCTTGCCATGATGGTCTCCGGTTGTGTTAGTCACTGCTGGATGCGCCCTCCGAGGCGCATGGGGCAGGGACTAGGCTGTGTAATCGGCGCCAAGGTGACGCACCTCAACCCACGATGCCATGGTGTCAAGCGCATGCTTTAGAACGATGCCCGACTTAAAATCAGCAACGGCGAGAACGACTTTATTCCCGTCGCAGATAAATTCGCACTGAAACGCGATGCTGCCGTCTGTGAGTTTGGTATCCACTAATTCTACGCTTTGCATGATGTTCTCCGGTTGGTTGATAGGCACTGCTGGATGCGCTCTGTCACAGCGCATGGGGCAAGGGCTATATCATGCGTTCTGATCGCGCCAGTTGTTCGGCGGTCACGTACCGGCGCGAGTTAGAACACCAGTGTTGCAACGTGACGATGCCATCCGACTCGCCATCGACGAACCATTCGCGCACGCCGTATTTGCGATGGTCTGTGTCGCTTGAGAGCGTCACTGTCCGGCGGCCAAATTTGTCGATCTCTACGAAGTCGATTTGTCCAGTCCATATTTTTCGTTCTGTCGGTCGCCCTAGTGCATCTCGTTCCATGATGGTCTCCGGTTTGTTGTGGATGGGTTAAACGCGGGTTACGGCAGGTTTCTTTTCGTCGTTCTTGAAATCGACAATCCAAGTATTGTCAAGGCTGGAAATCTTCATGGTGTGCCCGCGTGAGGCCTTGCATTTGTAGTTGATGCCTAACCCCATGCTGTGAGCAATCACGCCACACACCCATGAGCGGGCAGCTACGCTTGAGGACATATGCGGGCAATCCTCAATGCGCCCGTTTATGTAGCCATCACGATATTCTTGGTTCATTTCGTTCTCCGGTTTGTTGTGGGTTAGGCTGCGGCAAGCAAGTCGCGCAGGGTTTGTTCGCCGTCTATGAGGACCGTGGCGCCCATATCTTTTGCGTGCCGCAACACGGTAAGGGTGAGAGTCTTTGATCCGGCAATCGCTGCCAAATGACAGGCGGCTGTGTTTGCCGGGTAGAACAATGTGGCGCCGTAAACTGATTTTGCTTTGACTTGGATTTCCATTTCGTTCTCCGGTTGTTTATCTGATACTGTGAGTGCATTATGCACCTAAAGGTTTCAGCATGCAAGAACTATTTTTCGGTTTCTTGACCTAGATCAAGTCGGAGGTGCTAAATTGCTGATTATCAACAGTATTTTCTTGCGACTTTTTCGCAATTCTGGCCGCCGCGCGGCGCACAGTTGACGGTTGCAGGCCGGTTTTCCGAGCCGCCGCGTATGCCGATATGCCAGTCCGCGCCATGAGGCGTAATGCGCGGTCGGTTGCTGCTGATTGTCGTGCGCCCATGATATCCACCTATGTGTATTATGCACCGTCATACATAGCGCATAATGCGCGCAGTGTCAAGCGCCGCGTTGCAAGACCGCGCGAATCGGCATAGTCTATGTAGATCGAATAATCTACAAGGCATGCCATGAGCCAGACGTTCACCAAGCTGTTCGCATCGATCACTGCCAGCACAATCTGGTGCGAGCCGGCTCCGACAAAGGTAGTGTGGATCACGATGCTCGCAATGGCCGATCACGTAGGCCGCGTTCACGCAAGCGTGCCAGGACTCGCGCACATCTCGCAGGTGACGCTTACAGAGTGCCAGACCGCACTTGATACGTTGCTATCACCCGACAGATACAGTCGTAGCACATCCGAAGAGGGGCGCCGCATAAAGCCGATTGACGGCGGCTGGCAGCTAATCAACTACATCACATACCGCGAACGTATAGATCACGAGTCAGCAAAAGAGGCCAAGCGGAAATACATCGCAAACCGCCGCGCGAAGGAAAAGAAAGCCGTGACCATCAATGCCAACAGCGTAACAGTGATCGACAAAGAATCGTTTGAAAAGTAGATACAACATATCTACTGTAGATACAAGAAGAAGAAGAAGCAGATGTAGAAGTAAAAAGCAGTCTACACATCGCGCGTTTTTTTGTTATTCTTGAAATTCGGGCGCAAGCCCGCGTGCCGGAACGGCCAAACACAGCAACACCACCGTCGCGTTGACACGCCACGCAAGTAAGCGCATGCTTTCGCGCAATTTAGTGAGGTAACTGACATGCCAAAGGGATCAAAAGTAGCAAAAGTCGAAGCCGCACTCAAACGCGAGTATCCAAACAACCCAGCCGCAGTCTACGGCACGCTCAACAAAGTCGGGTTGATGCGCGGCAACAAGCCGACTGCAAAAGGCCGGCAGAAAGCCGGTAAGAGCAAGCGATAATGGATCACAAATCCGAAGAGTGGACATTCGTGCTGCGCGACGATGATCCAAATAACGCATACGTGCAGTGGCCTTACGGCGGCGCAAGCGTGGGTGGGTCTCGGCACGGACGAGAAAAACGGGCACGATTGATTTCCGCAGCACCTCAATTGCTGGCAGCGCTTGAAGCAACTCGGCATCTGTGGCAATCAACCGAGCATGCAAATGCATGCAATGTGGCAATTGCAAAAGCAACGCAACAAACGGATTGACTGAAATGCCAGGCGGACGCCCACCCGATTATCGGGTAGAGTTTTGTGAGATTGCGCACGCGATGTGCCAGCAAGGGGCGACTGACCGTGAAGTAGCGCAACGCTTGGATGTCGCCGAGGGGACGTTGTACCGCTGGCGGCATGAGCACCCAGAATTTCGTGAGTCGCTAAGACTGGGCAAGGAATCGGCAGATGATCGTGTAGAAAAGGCGCTTTACAATCGCGCCGTTGGATACAGCTTCGACTCGATCAAGATCATGCAGTATGAGGGTGAAGTTATTGTCGAACCTTACGTTGAGCATGTGCCGCCAGATGTTGGCGCCGCAAAGCTGTGGCTGACAAATCGCCGCGGCCGAGAGTGGCGGGATAAAGTCCTGCACCAAGGCGATCCTGAAAACCCTCTGACCTTCTTAATCGCGGAAATGAACGCATCGAAGTCGCAATTGCCGATTGCACCGGATGACGATGGCAATGGCGATTGATTTCGCATATCGTCCGACGGAAGATATCAACGATGTGCTGAGGTGCTATCGTGATCCGATGTGGCGCATCTGCAGTGGTGCGCTTTATCACATCATGATTAAGAGCGATGTCGGCGATGGGCAGGTAGTTCGGTTTCATCCGAACAGTGCGCAGATAGATTTGCTCAAAAAGCTGTGGTACCGCAACATCATACTCAAAGCGCGGCAACGCGGGTTCACTACGATGATCGCAATCATGTGGCTCGATCACGCGCTGTTCAACGCAGACCAGCGTTGCGGCATCATTGCGCAGGATATCGAGGCCGCGCAGTATATCTTCCGCGATAAAGTCAAACTCGCATACGACAGGCTGCCGCAAGCGCTGCGTAACAAGATGCCGCTCGCACGTGATAGCGCTAACGAACTGCTATTTGCTCACAACAACAGCAGCGTGCGTGTCGCAACGTCAATGCGCTCCGGCACCATCAATCGATTGCATGTCAGCGAGTTCGGGAAGATATGCGCGAAGTTCCCTGATAAGGCCGGCGAAGTAGTTACCGGGTCATTCCCCGCTGTGCCGAATGATGGCGTCATCATCATCGAGTCAACAGCCGAGGGCCGCGACGGCGAATTCTACGCGATGACGGAACGCGCTAAAGCAAACCGCGATGCCAAGGTAAAGCTAACGCCGCGCGACTATCGATTCAAATTTGTGCCGTGGTGGGATGACCCAGGATACCGACTCGATGATGCAACGTTCGGGATCACGGATATCGACAACGAGTATTTCGATGGCGTAGAAGCATCGCAAGGCACGCTGATCGACGAAGCGCAACGCAGATGGTACGTGGCAACACGTGACAGTGATTTCAGCGGCAATGCTGAACGCATGTGGCAGGAGTATCCGTCATACCCGGAGGAAGCTTTCCGCGTATCGACAGAGGGCGCATACTACAGCGTGCAGATCACGCAGGCACGCAAGGCTGGGCGCATCGGCGCTGTTCCGTATGCCGAGGGCATTCCGGTAAACACGTTCTGGGATATAGGCAACAGCGACGGCACCGCAATCTGGCTGCATCAAAAGGTCGGGCTGGCGCATCGGTTCATCAAGTTCGTTGAGGGATGGGGCGAGCCGTATAGCTACTACATCAAGGCGCTGCAGAAAACGGAATACATCTGGGGCACGCACTATCTGCCGCACGATGCAGAGCATAAGAGGCAGCAGGGCGCAGAGGTAACGTCGCCTATCGACATGCTAAAAAAGCTTGGACTCGGCGGGACGTGGACGGTTGTGCCGCGCGTATTGGAACTCTCGCACGGCATACAGCTAACGCGCGATGCCATATCGCAAGCGTGGTTCGACGATACCGGATGCAGGGAAGGATTGGTGCATCTTGAAGGCTATCGCAAGTCATGGAATGAACGCGCGGGATGTTGGAGCGAACACCCGATAAAGAATATCCACACAGAGGGCGCAGATTCGTTCAGGCAGTTTGCGCAGTCGATTGATGTTGCGGGTATCATTGGCGACCCGAAGGCTAGGGTTATCAACTACAAACGGAAATGGCTATGAGCGACACGAGACAAGACCTGATCGACGCATTCACGCGGCTCGGACGCGGATTTACCGACGCTGCTGTAACGCTGGCGGATATCATCCTGGGCGTTCCTGGAGATGATCTGATGCCGGTTGCGCCGACGAAGCCGGACGAAGTCCTGTCGCCGGCAGATGTGTATGCTGGCAAGAATTTCTCTGATGCGCAAACCGATGACGTGAAGAAGTAACCAATGGCCGCAAAACCCGACAAGATGGACGAAGAAGAACTCCTGCATCATCTGCAGGTGCTGGAGGAGGATTCGTCTACGTTCACCTGGGGGCGGCTGGGCAGCGATCGCGAAAAGGGCATGAAAGAGTACTATCGCATGCCGTACGGCACCGAGGAGGAGGGTCGCAGCGATATAGTCACATCCGAGGTGCAGGATACGATTGAGTGGATACTGCCTGATTTGCTTGACATATTCGTAAGCACCGACAAGGCCGTGTGCTTCGAGCCGACCGAGGAGAAGGATGTCAAGGGCGCAGAGCAGGCAACCGACGCCTGCAACTACATTTTTTACAAGCGAAACAACGGTTTCCTGGTGCTGTACACGGCATTCAAGGATGCGCTGATGGTCAAGAATTGCGCCGTGCACTGGCGCAACGAGGAAAAGCGAGTCAAGACCGTTGTGCCGGTGAATGGCGCTACCGAAGACGAAATCACGATGGTTCTGGCGGAAAGCGGCGACGATGCCGAGATAGAATCGCAGCAGGAATTGCCGCCGCAGCCGATGATGATGCCGCAGATGGGGCCTAATGGGCAGCCGATCATGGCGCCGGCAGTCGGCCCGGACGGCCAGCCGATGATGATGCCGCCACGGTTCAACGCGCGCATCTGCAAGACCGAAAAGCGCAAGTCGATATGCGTTGAGGCATTCGCTCCGGAAAATCTGCTCATCAAACGCGACTGGACCAGCCCGATACTGAGCGACTGTCCGTACGTGTGCCGCAACATGCCGATATCATTATCGGAGTTGTGGGAGATGGGATTCGATGACGTTAAACCTGAGGAACTGCGGGAAAGCGATGATGCCGGCGTAAGCGCTGATATGTCGTTTCGCGCGAATCGCGCCGGCACCACGGACCAGGCACACGACGCCGCCACGATCAACACCGATGCCGACGAAAGCCAGACGCAGGGGTTCCTGCGCATCGAATACGTGTTGGTTGACTTCGACGGCGACGGCATTGCCGAGAGGCGCTGCATTTACCGCCTCAAGCAACGCATTCTGAGCAACGACGAGGCAAGCCATGTGCCGTTTGCCACGGCATCACCTATCCTCATACAGCACCGCTGGGACGGCATGAGTGTCGCCGAGATGGTTAGCGACCTGCAGAAGCTGCGCACCGAGTGGACGCGGCAGATGGTAGATAGCGGCAGGCTGGCGATGAACCCGAAGACCAAGGTGTTGACGGACTCGAACTGGTCGCCGCAGGCAAACATTGATGATCTTCTCGATCCGCGACCGGGCTGGCCGGTGCGCATGCTTAGGCCGGATGCGGTAAGTGAGATGGCATCGCAGTGGACCGGCACGCAGATGTTTCCGATGCTGGAATACATGGATTCGATGCTCGCCAAGCGTACCGGCGTAAGTGGTCAGAGTCAGGGCATCGATGCCAATGCGCTGAATCGCGGCGGCAAGTACGAGATGCGTGTCATGAACTCTGCGCAAAAGCGCATCAAGCTGATTGCGCGCGTGTTTGCCGAAATCCTGGTCAAGCCGATGTTTCAGGGCATCCTGAAACTGCTGACTGACGGCGACATGGAGAAAATTTCCATGCGTCTGCGCAATGAATTCGTGCAGTACGATCCGAGCGAGTGGCGCGACAACTACGACATGACGGCGAATGTCGGTCTCGGAACCGGCGACCGCGAGTATCAGGCGATGGTGCTGGAAAAAGTAGCAACGAGCCAGGCACAACTCGCAATGTCGCCATTCGGCAAGCTTCTGATAACACCGAAAAACGTCTACAACTCGCATGCGCGCATGATCGAATACGCGGGATTCAAGAACGTGGGCGATTTTTTCGTTGATCCTGGCGACAAGCTGCCGGAACCGTTGCCGCCGCCGCCCCCTCCCCCTCAAGTGATGATAAAGCAGATGGAGTTAGCTGCCGATGCGCACAAGTATCAAGCAGAGCAAGCAGCGGAACAACAGAAAATTGCGCTGGATCACCAGGCGAAAATCATGGAAACGCGAGCGCAACTGGAATTGCAGGCTCAAAACGACATGCGAGACGCAGAACGCGAGCGCATGAAGGCCGAGCATACGGCGCAACTCGAAGACTTGAAGGCGCAACTCGAAAAATACCGTATCGACGAAGACAACCGCACGAAGATCATGGTTGCCGAGATTTCGCACCCGCCGGCGCCGGAACCCGACGCCGACGACGGCAATGCGGAGCACAACGGAGCCGACGTGGCCAAGGACGTGCAGATTATTCGCGGTGCCGACGGCAAGATGGCGCGCATCATCGTCAAACCCATGACGCAACAACCACTTAACTGACCATAGGAACAGAAAATGGCAACCGGAACGATCAAATGGTTTTCGCAGGGGTTACTTGACCTCGGCAACAAGATTCACAACTTGTCTTCGGACGTGTTGAAACTCGGCATCGTCACCACGGCGACTGTGCCGACTCTATCAACCGCTGCGCCGCACTGGGGCGGCACGGGAACCACTAATTTTGCCACTAATCAGGTAGGCACGGGCGGCACGCAATACACCGGGCCTAAGACATTGGCATCGGTGACGTGGACGCTGGTAGCTAACGTTCCTACGCTACGTGCAGCCGACATTGCCATGACCATCGACGCATCCGGTTTCACCAATGGCGCCTACGGCATTATCTACAACGACACGGACGCCAACAAGCGAGCACTCGGATTTGTCGAATTGAGCGCGGCAGGAATACTATCGCTTGTGGCCGGCGGTGTGACTATCGACTGGCAGGGCGCAGGAACAGACACTCTCACCATTACGCAGAGCTAACCCGGGGAACAATAATGAGTCTGACGCCTACACAAAAAACAGCGCTGAAAACAGATTATCTTGCTGATAGCGCGTTGCAAACTCTATTCGCCAATTCAGGAAACGGCGCGCAGGCAGTGTGCGATGTATACAACGCGGCGCCGGCAGTGGCAATGTCGGTCTGGCGCACGAACGTTAAGCGCGAGGAAATTTTTGGCGCAATCACGTGGTCGAGATACACGCCAAACGATGCGCCGGACGTAACGATAACCTGGGGCAATCGGTGCATGATTTGCGCACTCAAGGAACAAATCCTGCGCACGTATATGCTGCTTACCATTATCGACATGGGTAACTCCGGTACGCGCAAGGGGTTAGTCGATTGCGTGACCGCGTGCCCATCAGGGAATGCTGGAGCCGCACAACACCCAGGCGGTGCCGGTGGTTCGCAGGTATTGCCGCTAAGCACACGGCCAGCAACGCGAATTGAAAAGCTACTGGCTGGCGCATCTGCAACCGAGGGAGCAACTACGGCAAACGTCCTCACGTTTGAGGGCAAGCTGCAACCAGCAGATTTTGACGAGGCGTTAGCGAGTTAATCATGGCCTTACCAGACTATCTACGAGTTCAATCAGGCACCACCAAGACTTGGAAATCGTCTGGCGGTGATGCGGCAATGACTCCGACGAGTCTTGCAAACGGATCATCTTATCAAGGTGCTAAACTAGACCTTGGAGCAACGCGGGCTTATGAATACGATGTGTTTCTTGATGTAGAACTTGCAGCGACTCCCACTGCCGGAAACACCATAGACGTATTTTGGGGGCCGAGCAGCAGCGCAACTGCGGCAACTGATAATCCTGGTGGCATGAGCGGCACAGATGCTTCGTATACCGGATACAGTAGCAATGCCGACGCATCAAATCCGCAGTTGCAGTACGTTGGTTCACACGTTTGCACGGCACAGGCTACGGCAACCGTACAAAAATCGTTTGTAGGCCGATTCTCTCCGGCACAGCGCTACGGTTCGCCGATGGTGCGCAACGGCGCAGGCTCTGCGTTCCATTCCACTATCACCAATTTCCAAATACGACTTGTGCCGGTCGAAGGTGTGATCGAGGACTAACTCTGCCATGGCAATCCGGGTAACGACAGCGTGGGTTGAGCGAACCGCGAATCTGCCGTCTCTAACCGCATTCAGCGCGTGCTGCTGGTGTATCCCAGCAATTGCGCCAACTCAATGGATGAGTGCGCTTGGATTTGGTGTTACTTCGACCAGCAGTTCGCATATTTTGTTAGGCAATAGCAATACCGGCAACAGTAACAACGCGTGGGGAATCTCCGAGGGTCTTAGCGCTACCCAGGCAAACTTTGCCAATGCGCCAAAGGCGGGCCAACCGTGCTTTCTGGGTATGACGAATAACGGCACAAATCTCATCGGGTATTCGCGGATATCGTTTCGCCCGCGATTGGATATTGCCACGCTGGGCGTGGTGGCGACGGGCACCGCGAATTCATTTCGCGCCGGCAACTCTGTATATGATGGTACAGATTATTTCGACGGCGCGCTCTGGAATGTCAGGTTGTGGGATCGTGTCCTTACGGCGGCCGAGATGTTGGCGGAATCATATTCTCCCTACCCAGTATCGACGAAGAATTTGAATTTGTGGTGGCCGCTAGACACACGGCAAAAATTGATAGACGCGAGCGGACGTAATCACCCGCCGTCTGTCAGCGGGACAATGGTAACGGCAAAATCGTCTAGTGTCGGATACCGAGACAGATCGCGGGCGAGGACACGTCTAAGGGCGAAGTCCGGTGGCGTCAGTGATGTTGTCATAACGACAATTACCGGAAATGCCGTTGCAAATGGCGTTGTAGCTGCAGTCAATAGAAGCATTCCTGCAGGCGTAGGAAACGCAACCGCAGACGGAATAACCGTTGCTGTAATCCGTGTTGTAGCTACGACCACCGGAAATGCGGTTGCGGACGGCACGCTGGCTGCATTAAACCGCAGTATCCCAGCCGGCGTCGGTAATGCCGTTGCCAACGGCGTAACTGCATTCATCACACAAACGATTGCCACCACAACCGGCAACGCAGTTGCTGATGGCGTGACGGCGGCCGTCAACAGGATCATCGCCAGCGGGGTAGGGAACGCAGTCGCCGATGGCACCACGGCAACCATAGTCACCGGTGGCCAAACAACCATCACTTGCACGGTAGGCAATGCGGTTGCGGACGGCGTTACGGCGGCGATCAACAGGTCAATACCGGCTACCACAGGAAACGCAGTTGCAGATGGGACGCTGGCGGCTGTATCGCGGATCGTATCCACAGTAACCGGCAACGCAGTAGCAGACGGTGTGACCGCTGCCATCACGGGATCGATAACCATCCTGTGCCAGCCCGGCAATGCGGTCGCAGACGGCGTGACGGCACTAATCACCGGTGCGCCGGACGCTGGCGCCAGGTTTGGCGGCTTCGAGATGGTGGGCGACAAACCGAGGCGCCCAGTCCCGGAGGTCTACAAAAAGCCGCTGTTGCAGCGCATCATGGAGGCGCGGCAAGCCGTCAAAGACGAAGCCGTGGCCGCCGCCGTGCCGGAGCGCAAGAACGCGCGCCGTAAGGCCCGCGAAGTCGAGGAAACCACCGCCAAGCTGGTCCTGGAGGGTGCCGCAGACGCCAAATTTGCCGCCATGCTGGCGAAATGGGAGTCCTACAAGCCGGCGTTACACGAAGTTGACTTAACGGACGCAATTACGGCGTATGATATGTTTATGGCGCGCGTGGCCGACCAGGTTATGCGCATGCAGGACGGCGAGGCCGAAGACGAGGCGATTGTGCTCGAATTGATACGCAGCGGGATCATTTAAAGGAATCCACACTATGATGTCCATTCAAGTAACCGAACTGGCGAGCGCTGCGCGGACCACTACCGGCCAATCTGTAGGCTCGGCCATGCCGAACGAGTACGAGGAATTGAACGTCTACCTGAACGTGACTGCGGTATCCGGTACCACGCCGTCTATGACCGTCACGTATCAGTGCAGCCCGGACGGCACGAACTGGTATGACCATACATCCGGGTCGGCGATCACCGCCGCCGCGAATCAACTGATTAAGGTCAATGCAAACATCGGCAAATTCGGGCGTCTTAGCTATGTAATCAGCGGCACCACTCCGTCGTTTACGTTCTCGGCAATCCTTGAGGGCAAGCGGCCGTGAGTGAACGACAGGAAGCGCAGACCGGCCTTGAGGCCGCCCAGGTGCTCGACAACGAGGCGTACAAGGCCGCCATGCAGTCGCTACGCGACCAGGTCATCGGCCAGTGGAAGGAATGCCCGATCCGCGACCGCGAGGGACAGATGCTGCTGCTGCAATTGGCGAAGCTTACCGACAAATTCGAGTCGATCCTGCGCGGCTATATCGAGCGCGGCAAGTGGGCGCAGGAAAAGATAAATATTGATGACCTGCGCAACGAGGGAAAATTGCGGCGCGGGTTTAGGTCAGTGACAGGAATGTAATACCAGCGATAACCCGCTGGTTTTGGCCTCCGCAGTGATGCGCGCCGTAGTCACCGAGGGTTGATGTTTTCGGTGATTTAGATGAAAGGAATTACGTCATGGCCGAAGCCGAACAATCCTCCGGGAACTCGGAAACCATCGACTCGCTCGCAAGTTTTCTCGCCGATAACCCGGATGCCGACGCATCCGGGCCGGCACTGGAGAAAAAAGCGAAACAACCGCCAGCCACCGCCGATACCGGCGACAAGGATGCGGACGAAGAAGACGCCCCAGACCCTGCTGACGAGGATTCCGAATCCGCAGCCGATAAACTCGCCGCCGACAAGGAAGACGAGGATAAAGGCGAAGAGGACGACGAAAACCCGGAGCAACAAGGTCTAAAGTTCAAGATCACCGTCAAAGGCGACGACGGCGCTGATACGACTATCGAAGTCGATCAGAAGGAACTCGTTGCAGGCTACCAGCGGCACGCGGACTACACACGCAAAACGCAGGAACTCAGTCAGCAACGGCAGGAAATCACGACGCAGGCGGCGAAGCACATCGAGGAGGGGCGTAACTATTACCTCCAACAGGCACATACCGCTCATGCCGCGATTTCCCGTTTGGCATCACTGAAAACACCCGAGGAAATGGCGCAGCTTGCAGCCGCCGATCCAGCAGCATGGGTCCAGGAGAATCAACGAGCAGCCCTTGTAGGAAGCGTGCTTTCGCAGATAGAGCAAGGCATGCAGGCGGAAGTTGCCAGGCAACAAGCCGAGCACAAGGCAATGCAAGCGCAAATCTATCAGCAAACGTGGGAAACCTTGAATAAGGAAGGGATCGACAGACCCAAACTGAAAAAGATTTTCGACGTGATGCAGGAACGCTACAAAGTCCCTGCCGAACGAATCGCAAATATCAACGATCCGATCCTAATTCGCATCATGCGTGACGCTGCTGCGTTCCAGGATTTGCAGGATCGCAAGCCGGCGGTAACGAAGAAATTGGCGGAAGCGCCAAAACTACCCGCTGCCCGGCAATCTGTCACCCGCAAAGAACGCATCAACAAGCAGTTGAACTCCCGTTTTGCCGGCGGCAAAGGGAAGGTAGACGACTTGGCGGCGTTCATTTCTCTAAATAATCTGTAAAGGAAATGCCAAATGGCACAACCAGCAAACCTTTTTGACCGATTCGACGAAGCCGGGTCAGTCAGAGAAGACTTGATCGACAAGATTTACAACGTATCACCAGAAGAAACGCCGGTCACAACCGCATTCGGCAAAACCAGTGCGGCGCAGACCTTCCACGAGTGGCAACGCGATGCGCTGGCGGCAGCCAATGCCAACAACGCGCTGATCGACGGTGACGATTTTTCTGCAACTGCACTCACCGCCACCGACCGCATCGGCAACTATTGCCAGATTTTTGCGAAACAGCCGGCAGTGTCCCGCCGTGCCAACATCGTGAAAAAGGCCGGCAAAACCACTTCGATGGCCTATCAAAAGGCCAAGCTGATGAAGGAATGCAAGCGCGATATCGAGGCGTCGGTGTTGTCTGCTAATCCTGCCGTTGCCGGCAATAGTGCGACGGCATCGAAATCCGGTGGCTTGGGCGTGTTTATTTATTCCAACGCCCTGCACAACGGCGCCGGCGCCACTGCGGCTCATACTTCCGGCGCGCCGCTCACCGGCGTAACAGCCGGCACGAACCGGACGTTTACGGAAACTCTGCTGAAATCGGCGATTCAGTTGAACTACATCGCCAGCGGCACTGTGGCACCGATGGCAGTGATGTCTCCGAGCCACAAGGAAACGTTTTCAACGTTTGTAGGTATTGCGGTGAATCGTTTTCAGGTAGGTAAGCGCGAGCAAGGCCGGATCATAGGCGGCGCCGACATTTACGTGAGCAACTTCGGTGAACTAGAAATCGTGCCGCACTACCTGATGTCATCCTTCACCACCGTCTACGGCGTCAATCCAGACTACGCGAGCCTCGCGTTCCTGGACGGATTCCGCAGCAAGGAGATGGGGCCGACCGGCGACAGTGAAAAGCAACTCATCACTGCCGACATGTGCCTGCAGGTGGACAACGAAAAGGCGTTCTGGAAGATTGCCGACCTCAATCCGTAAGCTGCTGTTGTAACCTTGGGGCCGGTTTCGGCCGGCTCCATTTTTAAACGCCGGGAGGCGCGCATGACAAAAGGATTTTCAGAGAATGTGAGTGTGCACGAAGGCACTGCGCCTGATGGCACAGAGACCATCCTGCACTTCGAGGGTAACGACCTTATCGTTCAGAAACGCTACGATGCCGAGCCGCATTTGCAATATTGCGAACAGGCACGGCAAGCAACCGCTGGGCAGCGCTGGGGTGACGGCAAGCTGGTCGGGCACATTCCTGCCGCGCAATACGGGAAATTTCTGCTGATTACCGATCCACGCGAGCGCATGAAGGCGATTCGCCTGTGGCTGCAAGAGAATTCAAAGTTTGTGATGTTTGACAAATACCTCAAACGATAATGCCGCTTACCACATACGCAGGGCTAAAAGATTCGATAGCGAACTGGATGGTTCGCCCGGACCTATTGCCTATGACGCCTGACTTTATCCGCATCTGCGAGGATCGCGTCAACGATCAACTGCGTATCCGGCAGGGGCTTGTCGTGGGCGCAACGCTTACCACGGACGGCACGCAGAAAGTAGTATTGCCTGCCGACTGGCTGGAATTCGATAGCTTGCGCGTGAACGGAGAACCACTGGAGTTGATTCCAGTAGACAAACTGTATTCGCAGGCCAACATCGCCACCGGGCAACAACGGTACTACGCCATTCGCGGCAACTACCTGCTGTTGTCGCCAACACCGGGATCGACGCCGGTAACGATCACCATCGACTATTACGCCAAGATTCCGTTTTTGAGCGACACGATTACAAGCAACTGGCTGCTTGAGAAGAACTCCAACATTTACCTATACGGATCACTGGTATCCGGCTATCAGTATTTGCTCAACACCAAGCAGGCCGACTATTGGGGCACTCTATACACGCAAGCCGTTGACCTCGCCAAGGCGGCGGACGTGCGCGCGCTGGCGAGCGGGTCACCATTTAGGATGCGCATGCGATGATTCCCATCGTCGGATTCGCGCCTGACGCGGACAAAACAACGCCGGGTATCCTCACGGACTGTCAGCATCTGCTTCCGTTCGAGGCCGGGTATCGTGGGGCACCATCGTCGGTAGCGGCTACTGTTCCCGCACTCGCCACGCAGTGCCAGGGATCGGTAGTGGCTATCCTGCTCGACGGCACATCGCGCGTGTTTGCGGGAACGCCGACGAAGCTATGGGAACTGGTCAGCGGAGCATGGGTTGACCGCAGCAGCGGTGCCTATACTGGCGGCACCAATGCGCGCTGGAGTTTTTGCCAGTTTGGCAATACCACCATTGCCAGTAATTTTGCCGATGCCATGCAATCGTCGGCGGCAGGCGCGTTTGCAGCCGTCGGCGGTGGCGCCCCCAAGGCAAAGATTGTGGTCAGCGCATCCAACAACTTTGTCATGGCTTTCAACACCAACGACGGCACGTACGGAGTATCGCCGGATCGCTGGTGGTGCTGCGCGCAAACCGATCAAACTAACTGGACGCCTTCGGTCTCCACGCTGGCAACTACTGGGCGTCTTGTTGGCGTCGAGGGAGAAATTATCGCCGGCATGGCACTTGGAGATTACGTTGTCGCCTACAAGAAGCGCGCGATATTCGTCGGCAGCTTCGCAGGCCCGCCCGTGGTTTGGCAATTCAGCATCGTGCCGTCTTCGGAATGCGGCGCGGTAGGGCAAGAGGCGGTATGCGACCTCGGCGGCTCGCACTTTTTCGTGTCCGAAGACAATTTTTGGATGTTCGACGGCACGCGCCCGGTTCCGGTCGGCATCGGCGTCATTCGCAAGTGGTTTTTTGCTAACGTGAACCCGGTTTACCTATACCGCACGCGCTGCACCTATGAGAAGCAAAACAATCAGGTTCGCGTGAGCTACGTGAGCCGCACTAGCTTGGGCGTTGTCGATTCCAGCATCGTGTATCACATCGCGACGAAGCAGTGGGGCCGCGATGACGTGGTATCGCAGGCGTCGATCAACTACATATCTCCTGGTGTAACCATCGACGGCTTGGACGCGTATTCGTCCACGATAGACGGACTGCCGGAAGTGCCCATCGACTCTCCATATTGGACGCAAGGCGGTCGTGTCGCTTCGTATTTCAACGGCAGCAATCAACTGACCTCGTTTGCCGGCGTGACGCAAAATTCGTATTTCATCACCGGCGACTTCGGCGACGATCAGGCCGTGACGATGATGCAGCCGTTTCGCGCTCGGTTCGAGAAAATGCCGGCCACCGCGGTTGCCACGGGCTACTACAAATTCAACGAAGGCGATCCGCTAACGCAGGGAGCGGTGAGCAGCATCAACGACGGCAAATTCGACTTGCGGCAGTCCGGCCGCTTTCACCGCGTCCTGGTGAACATGACCGGCGATGTAACCGTGTATGGCTTCAACACCGATGAAGCAGCGACCGTGCTAGTAGGTGGCCGATGAGACTCCCTGACGCCGCCAAGCTACCGCATGAGCCGGATACGCCCTACGCGCGTGCGCTGGCGCGGTTCCTTACCGACTTGCTGCAGGTGATATGCGCCAAGGTCAATGCGATGGCGAGCGGGCGTCTTGCCGGCACCGACCTTACCGCGACCGCGATGCCTACCACTGGCATGTACGCACAGGGAGATTTCGTCCGCAACAGCACGCCGGTAGAGGCTGGAGCAGCGACCGCAAAATACGTGATTACCGGCTGGATTTGCGTTGCCGGCGGCACTCCTGGAACATTCAAGGAAGCGCGAGTTTTAACGGGAAATTGATATGGCAGACAGCTACACGAATCCATACCTGGGTGTCGATAACCCCTACCTCACCGACAAGATCAATCTTGCGCAGGGCGATCTTGTCCGCAATTTCAACCTCACCGCGCAGCCGGCGTTCAATGCCGCCCTGGTGCGCAGCGGGTCCTTCGGCAACTCCGGTGTTCAGGAACTGAACGAGAACGCGCGCCGCGACCTGCAAGCCAATCTTGGCCGCATATCGACGGACTTTCGCGGCGCCGACTACAACAACCAGCAGGGCATGTACCGCTGGGATCAGGAATTCAACCGCAACCTATACAACGATGCCTACGGGCAGCAGCAGCAGGACTTGCAGACTCAGATTGGCCTGCTGGACCGGTCGCAAGCCTACCTCGGTCAGGACGTGAACAACGCCAACACCATCCAAAACGTGCCCCTGAATTACTGGCAGCAGTTCAGCAATCAGGCGAACGCCATCGGCCAGGGTTACGGCACGACAACGCAGCAGGGCGGCGGCTCGAACCCGTGGGTATCTGCTCTGGGCGGCGCGCAACTTGGGAGTGCAATTCAGCGCGGGTGGGGCAGTGGCGGAGGCTGGGGTGGCACGCCATTGGTTCCAGAAGCGGCGCCCGGCCAATTCTCTTTGATGAATCCGCAATATGGATAACAAAAACATGACGCACCAAGTTATCGTCCAGCCGCGGGGCGATATGGTTGGCAAGCGTGAGCACGCCATTGCAGATGCGCATAGGCAACTTGCCTTGCAAGAGGAGGGTAGCGTCCGGGCCAAGCTTTATGCGTTGCAGGCGGCTTGCGGAGAACTGCCGGAAGTCGATTTCCCGTTGCTCCATACCTTCGCTCCTGATGCCTACGCCCGCACTATATTTCTGCCGGCCGGGTCCGTGATCGTCGGGAAAATCCACAAGCACGCACACCTCAACGTGCTTTGTTGCGGCAAGGTCGCGGTAGGCACGGAAACAGATGGCATCGAATTGCTCGAAGGTCCGCTGACGATGGTTTCGCCACCTGGCACAAAGCGCGGAGTCTATGCGATCACCGATGCGGTATGGGTGACGATTCATGTAACGCCCTTGACAGACTTGGCTGAAATTGAAGATTTCGTGATCGCCAAAACTTACGAGGATTACGACGAATTCCTGAAAACACAGGTGAAACAATGACTTGGGGCGCAATAGGTAGTGCTGTTATTGGAGTCGCCGGAAACGCTATATTGAGTAGCGGCGGCGACGGGGGCGGCGGTAGCAGCGGAGGCGGCACAACCGTCAACAAAGACCCGTGGGCACTGGCGCAGCCGTGGCTACAGGCAAATTTGGGCATGGGCCAGCAGTTGCAGAATCAGTACGCGGCTAACCCGTTCAGCCCGACGCAGAAGCGCGCATACTCGTTGCAGTTCGCCAACAGCGACTACCTGCGCCAGCTACAGGAAGCCGTTGCAGCGCAGGCAAACCAACGTCAGACATTCAACCGCGGCAGGCCGTCAGTCGTGCCACAACGGTATTGGACGCCACCGCCGGGCGTGCCTGATGTAAACCTTGGCCTAGGTCAGCCGGGCACTCCGACCATACCGCCTGACGTAAGCGCCGCATTGGCGCAATCCGGGTATTCGCCGCAGGGATACGCAATGCCAGGGCAGACGCAGGCGGCATCGCCGGCGCCGGCACCTACGCAACCGTCAGCATCTGCACCGGCACCAGGGCCGTTTGCCAGCGGTAATCCTGGAAGCTCCTACGGCGACATATTCCCAAATTTCGCGCCTGGGTTGTCACAGGCACCAGTTTCTGCGCCAGAGCCAATTAAGGCGAAACCTATAGAGTTTACGTCTTCGTCGCAAATCTATAATTTTATTGCGCAGCCGCGTCCGAGCGATCCAGACTTAGCTGCTGTTTGGGACTACTGGAACGACAAAATGCAAGGGTCTCAGGGCGAATAAATGCAAAACCTATTTTCTCACTTGCGGGCACCAGCGGGCACCAGCGGGCACGATCCTGGAATAGCTTTGTTCCACGTGAAACATACGCATAAAAGGCTTTAATATCATGGGCTTACTAGATTTCCTCAACAGCGACGATGCGCGGCTTGGCATTGGCCTGCTGGCTGCCGGCGGTTACACGCCTACCAAGCAGAGTTTCGGGCAGCGCATGGCCGGTGCGTTTCAAGGTGAGGATGCCCGTAAGCAGGAAGCGCTCAAGGCGTTGATATTGAATGCCCAGATCGAAGACATCAAGCAAAAGGGGGAATTTGAGAAGCAGCAGCGGCCCCTGCTACTCAGTGAACTGCAGTTGAAGAACCAGCAGCATAAATTGCTCGGCGACATCGTAGGCGGGCTTATGGGCGCGCCGGTATCGACGGGCACAGCCACACCGCAGCCAAGCGCTGCCGACGCAACGGCGCCCCCCGTCGCAGCACCTGATGACGGTTTTGACCGCGACCTACAGATGGCAAGGGCGCTATCCCTGCTTGACCCCGCCAAGGGGCGTGCGCAGATGGAAGCCATGAAGCTCAAATACCCGGACATGAAGGAACATCAGGGCATCATTTATCACCCGCGCACCGGGCAGCCGGTGACGATCATGCCCTACGGTTCCCCTGCCGGACCTGTAATCCAGTATTCGAAGTTGCCGGGCGGAGGGTTCGGTGTGTTCACGCCGCCGGGCGCAAACGAGGCCCTACGCGAGCAGACTCGCATCAAGGAGCAGGAAGCTGCTCGGTTTAAGCCATACGAAATCAAGCCCACGGGGCCAAATGTACCTCCGGAAGTGCGGCCACTTTCTGACGTTCTTTCCGGCGGCGCGGTGCCTGCCAACGAAGCCACTTTCTTGCAATCCCCTGAGTTCGCCGGGCTTCCAAAGCCGCAGCAGGACGCCATACGCGCCATTGTATCCGGGCAGGCACCACGTGCCGCCGTTCCGGCTGGCGGTGCCGCAATTGCGCTGCCCCCAGCCGGGGCGCCACAGCCAGCCGGGGCGCCAGCTATAGCCGGGCCTTCGATTGCCCAGCTTCCGCGAGGCGGAACGGTAATCGGGCCGACGCCTAACGCGTCGGCATCGATGGAGGCTAACCGCGAGTTTCAGCTTGGCGACGCAAAATCGAAGCAGGTGATGTACGAGAATTTCCAGAAGGCGGCCACCGCAAATGCGGCAAAAATCGCAAAAATGGAGCGCATCGGATCACTGCTGGCGGACTACAATGGCGGCAAACTGGCGCAAACCGGTTATGAACTCGCGCGCCTCGGAACGTCTATCGGCATCAAGATCGATCCCGACTTGCCCAACAAGGAAGCCGCGAACGCGCTCACCAATGAGGTCGCGCTTACCCTGCGCAGCACCGCAGACGGTAACGGCATGCCGGGGGCCATGTCCGATGCCGACCGAGAATTTCTCAAGTCGATGACGCCGCAGCTTGGGCAGACTGCAAAAGGGCGACAATTGCTGATTGAAAGTAATGTCGCGGCGCTCAGGCGTGAACAACAGATCGCCTCGATGGCGCGGCAATATCGGCAGAAACACGGCATCGTAGACGACGATTTCTACACGCAGTTGCAGGCGTGGTCAGAGCGCAACCCGATATTCAAAAATGCCAGTCGATAAAGAAATCTTCGGTGATCTCTCGAAGCCGCCCGCTGGCGACGAAGAGATATTCAGCGACAAGCCTGCAACGGTGAATACCAGCATTGCCGCGCAAGGCAGGAATCGGCGCAAGCCGGAGCCATATGTACGCGGCGAATTCGATCCTACGCGAGGCGGTAGCACGCTTAAGTTCGGGTTGCCATTTGCGCCTGATCTGGGTTCGTTTGACACAGGGATACCATTGTCTGAAGGCTTTACAAACTTTCTCGCAGGCGCTGGCCGCGCAAACATGCGATTGGGGCAAGGAACGAAGCAAATATTCGGCCTCGGTCCTACACGCCAAGAGGTAGACGAACAAAATAGACTTGATGTGCCATTGATGCGCAACCCAGCGGGTATAGCCGGTAACGTGATAGATGATTTAGCCAAGGTTGTGCCGACGATGTTTATTCCGGGCGTGAATACGGTAACAGGCGGCGCGTTGCTTGGCGGTGCCATGGGAGCAACCCGCCCGGTTGGCGTCGAAGATAGCCGCATAAAGAATGCCTATGTATCTGCTGCTTTCGGTGCCGCAGTGCCGGCAGCGGTCGCTACCTACCGAGGCGCTAAGAGCCTGCTGCAACCGTTGAGCAACGCCGGACAGGACAAGATCATCACGAACGCCATGGTGGAGGCCGCTGGCGGTCCCGAACGCGCCGCGCTTGCCGCGACAAAATTGCAACAATCAGCGGATCCACTATTCGGCGCATTTAGGCCTGGACAGGAACGGCTTACCGCCGGCGAATTGGTGCCGGGATCCGTGCCAACGGTCGCGCAGCGCGCCGATAATGCGGGACTCGCGGCGTTGCAACGCGCCGCCGTGGCGACCAGTCCGGCGTCCACGATCACAAATACAGAGCGCATGGGGGCGCAAAATGCCGCGCGTATCCGCAGCCTTGAAGATATGGCCGGCACAGACGGCCTGCGCATGTTCGCCCGCGAAGAATTGAAATCGACGGCGGATGATCTATACAGGCAGGCATTCGCCAACGGCATGGATATTCGCCGCGATGCACTTACGGGACAATTTCTGAGCAAGGCAGAGCAAGCCGCCCGCAATGGCGAAATCACCAAGCTCATGAAAAATCCCTACATCGCGGAATCCGTTGACGAAGCCAAGAAATTGATGCTCGGAGACTTCAAGCGCATCGATAACGTCAACGGCTCCGTTGAGGGCCTGCATTACATGAAAAAGGCGCTCGACGATAAAATCGCGCGGGCGACCGGAAACGAACAACGAATACTTATAGGCGCCCGTGATCGTCTGCTTACAACGATTGACGCCCTGAGTCCCGAATACGCGGCGGCGCGCGCAGTGTTCCGCGACATGGCGAAGCCCGTTAACCAAATGGATACCGCTGCGGAGATATTGAAAAACAGTGTCACGCCGCGCGGCAACATGACGCTGGATAAGTTCGCGAGGTCCAATACGGACAAGTCCGCTGTTTCCGCCCAGCAGTTCAAAAAGGCCACGCTTGAGGGCACGTTCAGCAATGAGCAAATGAACAGGCTTGGCGCGATAGACAAGGACTTGCGCGGCGCCGACTTTGCGGCGACTGCTGGACGCGACGGCAACAGCGACACCGTTCAGAAACTCGCCTACTCGAACATGATTAGCCAGCTTGGTGTGCCGAATATGATTCGCATGGTAGCGCCAGGTCAGATCGTGGGGCGCGTGGCGGCGCGCGGAGCCGACTTGCTGTATGCCGACGCTAATCGGCAGATGGCGGAAAAACTGGCGCAAACCATGATGTCACCCGAGGCCGCAGCAGCGCTGTTGCTGCGTTACGGCAAGCCGCAGTCAACGATTATTCCAAGGGTCGCCAGCAAGGTAAACCCATTGCTGGCGCAGGTGCCGCCGTATGCCGGACTACTTGGTTACTCGAATGAGTAAAAACCGTTTCAGCCGCCCTTCCGGCATCCACTTGATGACGGCGAAGCGCACCGGCAACAGGATGAAAAAGCAGAGCGCAAGAACGACAAACGGCCTTAAGAGTATCGCAATATTGTGTAATTCCATGACAGGATTGTAAGCCATCATGCCAGTTCCTGTAACAATAAACGATTTAAGCACGGTTGCTGCGACCAACTTCCCGCTTGGCTCGGACTTTCCGCACGGGATAGACGATACCCTGCGCGCACATGCCCAGTTTGTCGCCGAACTGCGGGATAGCCGTGCGTTGCAGCAGACGGAGTATGTCCACGTAGACAACTTCGGCGCGGTCGGCGGTGGAGTGGTCAATGATACCGCCGCATTTGCGGCAGCGGCGGCGTCGTTCGGCGTTCTCGGCGGGACGATCCATTTCAGCAAAATCCACCTGATCGACTCGAATCTGACGCTGCCGGACAACGTTGTGATTTGCGGACCTACGCTTCGCGTTGGGTCAACCGGCACGTCCACTACGGCGCCATTCGCCAACATGGCAGGGCTTGTGGTGAACTCTGCGGTCACGATCAAAATCGGTGCTGGAGCCGGCCTGATCGGTTGCCTGCTGCGCCGTAAGGGGATGACATTCCCCGCTGCTGATTCAAGCGCATTCGCTGGCACAGCGGTCACGGTTGACGGTCACGACGCATTCGTTGACGGATGCATTATCCTGGGATTCGAGCGAGCCGTTTTGTCCAATGGGTTCCAAAGATTCCGGGCAGAAAATACGCTTGTGGATTGCCTAAACGGTTTCCGCATCGAAAATTCTCTCGACATTCCGCACATAACTGGGTGTCACTGCTGGCCGTTTGCAACCATCTTTTCGTTTGGCCCGGCATCGAGCCTGCACCGTAGCGGCATAGCATATCACCTGCTGAATACCGTCGATTGGGGAATGCTGACAAACAATTTCTCGTATGGATACCTGGTAGGTTTCAAGAACGAGAATTGCAACTCAGTCACCTACCTTGCTTGCGGTGCTGATGGCACTGCGGCTTATGCGAACAGCACTGGATTTCTCGACTACGGAAGCAGCCAGGAAGTTGCTTTTGTTGGTTGCAGAGCGGCAGGACAAGACGCAGGCATCGTCGTGAACATAGATATCGGCGCGAGAGCTTTTGTCAATGGATGCGAGGCATGGGGAAACACAGCAGGCCCTTCGACTATAAATATCGCCGTGAATTCAGGAGACCTATTTGTGGTTGGCGGAATGACGCGCGGCGGATTCCACGGCGTATTGGTAAACAACGCCACCAGCAGGGTTTTCGTCGATGATGTGTGCTTTAACGATCACTCTCTGGCACCGATTTATGCCAATGTTGCCACGACAACGGTGTTCATCGGAGACAATGACTACGGCAATTACTCGGCTGGCAATGCGCCGTTTCAATCCAGCATTTCAACTTCGCTTCCTTCTGTGACGGCTGCCGATCCTTTGAATCTTCCGGCCAATGGAAAATCATACACTGTCACCGGGAATACTAATTTCGGAACCATCAACGGCGGGTATGCCGGGCGCAGGATCACGCTTGATTTCGCCGGAACGCCTACACTGTTCCACGGAGGCGGAGCGCCAGGAGGAATGAAAATGAAGTCCGGCAGCAATTTTGCAGCTTCTTCAACAACTTCGATATCTTTCCTTCACAACGGAAGCGTTTGGAAAGAGGATTAGGAGGAGTAATTGAATAATGAACAAGAAGAACATCAGCATATTGACTATGGCCCACTAACGCATGAACAAGTCAACAACATCGCAATCTACACGCACAAGAAAATCACGGATCAAATCCTCGCCGATATCGGCCGTGAAGTGGTCAGAAAAGTTGTATATTTTCTTGGGGCGGCGACTCTGGCGCTTGCTTTATGGGCGTGGGACTGGGTGAAATTCATCCCGCCGAAGAAGTGACTTTAAGGCGCAGTAAGTTTTGCGATCAGCGAATCTATTACCTGCTGCGTGGTGACGCCAGGCTGCGCTTGCAGAATCTTTAGTGTGGCGAGCGCAGTATCCACCTTCCCTTCGAGTGCCGCCAGCCGCGCAAGCGCGGCCTCGGCCTTGTTATCCAGCGCGACGAACCGGCCATCGTAGGATTTCAACAGCGCGATGATTTCCTCAATGGACGCCTCGAAGCCACGTACGACGATCTGCTGTGCTGCACGCGCCGCCGCATCCTTGGCGTAGTAATCATCGAGTTCGGACTGCGTAGGAGACTGCGCTGCTGCCGCGCATGAAAAGATCAGTGCCGTTGCTGCTAGTGCGTATTTCATGTCTGTCCCTTCGGTTTGAGTTTAAGGCGCATGTAGGTTGATCCGTCAGTCTTGCTCGTTGCTAGATACGCCGACAGTATGTAATCTACGCCGGCCGCATTCAAAACGCCGGTGTAGTCCGGGTGAGTTTCCTCCTTCTTTTTCTTGTTTTTGAACAGCGCGCCGGTGTTTGTGTTGTCGTATGCCATGTCGATTCCTATCGCAATTTGTCAATCGCGGACTGAACAGCACGGCGGCAACTCTCAATGATGGCGAGGTCTCGCACATGCTGCTTTTGGAGTTCCCATATTTTCGATTGAAAATCCTTGAATATTACTTCTGGCACTTGCCCGCGCAGGCATAGTGCTATGTATCGTTGCAACTCTGATACTTCGGCTAGGGCCGCATCGCGCTCGCCTTCAATATTCTGCACAAACTTTTCAAGCGCGAGCCACCAATCGTTGGCGTCAAGAGTCGCCGCGTTTCGGAAGTTGAACGCGTACCAATGCAAGGATAATTCCTTCGGCGTGTCACCCTCTCCCCGCGCAGCACGAGCATCAACACCCTTGTTAGAAGGCGCTGCTCCAAACGCTTGCTGATGTTGCACGGGGCGGGTGATCGGTTGAGCGTAGAGCGGGATACCATTTTTTTCCGGCTTGTTTCTTTGAAACGATCCTTTGTCGAAAGGGTCTCCGTATTCGCTCTCATATCTCCACCATCCGACAATGATCGATTGCTCAAGCGCGCATTCCTGCCCGGAGGCATCGACTGCGCGAGCGATTTCCTGATTGTCGGTGGTGAATGGCGGCGGTTTCATGTCATTCCTCCACAATTACGGCAATCGATTTTACCCACGCATCGAGAGTGCTTTGGCACCACTGCTTCGCTTCGTCCAAAGTTTTGAACATGTCTTCATCTCCTTCGCCCCATGTTGCGATGTACGGTTTATCCGGCCAATCGTCCGGGCTGAACGTGATTAAGAATCCATGCACTGGCGAATACCATTCATTGCATGGCTCGATCTCGTTCCATTCGATGGGCTTAGCTTTTATTTTCATGTCACGCCCCCGCCGCAGCTTGCTGGCCTTCGATGTATTGACGTGCTTTGTCGATTCTGGCCTTGGTTTCATCTCGAAGTTCGGCATATTGGATTCCTCGGCACAGATCGTACGCCATGTCGAACTTTTTGCTCTTCACACACGCTGCTATCTCTGACACGAGCTGTACATCCGGAGGCGCAGGATGACCTGGTTGCAAGGCATCTTCCGGGGCTGATTCCCCTTTCACCTGCGCCGCCGCTACTTTTGTTGAACCGCTCGCCCATTGCGCCAATACCATGCCGGTTTGTTCGTCCAGCGGGCGCTTCAAGTCGATGATCTTGCGGTGTTGATCCTGTAGTTTTATAGGTTGCGGGATGCCTGGCCTATCTGCAGTAAGCAGAAAGCTTGCCGTCGCCTCGAATGGCAGATTCTTTTCGCACACCGGAATCCAGCCATCAAGCCCGGTAAGCGACTGCTTTGCTTGAATGACCATCTTCCCGTTCTCTTTTACCATTTCAATTTTCTGTTCCGCGCGCAGGCACAGGATGATATGCGCCTTCACTTGCAATAGCTTCTGCACCATCTGCTTGTGCGACATCTTGGGCTTGATCCAAGCCGCCATTTTGCACTGCTCGCGCTTCTTCCAATCGTCGCCGGCCATGCGGTCAAGCTCATCATCTTGCCAGTCCAATACTCCGCCGTCGCCGGCCCATACGTGCGAGCCTGAATCAACTACAATCACCGGGTATCCAGCTTGGTCCGCCGCCATAATTGCTTCGGCGTAGGCGTCCGGCCGAAATGGCGCACGCAGGTCGGCGTGGTCGAACCGGAACTGATCGGCATAGTGCAGTGCGCGGCGGTTCTCGGTGTCGATGATAGCGAACGGATTTTTGCCGGATATGCCGGAGGCCAGCCGCAGTGCCGAAAATGTCTTGCCGCTGCCGGTCCCGCCAATGACGTTAATCCACAATCCTACGTTTTCCCTGATAGCCTTGCGAAAAGTGATAGTCACAGCGGAATCCCTCCCTCAAGTTCAACCTCCGAAAACGCCGTATTAACCTGCATTTCCTCGGCCTCGTTGATTTGCCAGGCGCGGGGCTCGGCGTAGGCGATGCGCGTCGGGTAAGCCGGCCACGCGTCATTCTCAACGCAGCGCCTCCACGTTTCCAGCGCCGAATCGAGCTTCGCCGCCGCCAGTTCACGCCATGCTGGCGAAAGCGCCACGAGGCTGCACGAGAACGGGGGCTGCTGCTCTTGGACCAGGTGCACGGCTATGCAGGCATCAACTCCGTACGCGATGCGCACAGCGCGCTCATAGAACAGCGTTGCGGCATCGTAGCCGGGTAGCTGGGTGCGAATCCATGCGTCCGGCTTGGCGCTGCCAAGCGTCGTCTTGTAGCTCAGGCAGATGCGGCGGTCCGTGGCCAGAAAGTCGGCGCGCGCCTTGCAGGCGAGGCCGTTCATGTCGAACAGCATCGTTACTTCCGGCTCGCCGTCGTCAAGAATACCGGCCAACTCGCTGCTGGCGAGGTACGTTTTCGCTGCGATAACCATCATGTGAACACCCTCGAACTGCTCGACGAGGATCGGTATCTTTCCCTCCGCTCTGGCGGTGTCGCGGGCGCCGCGGATGGCCTTGTTTGTCCAGCCGTCAGGGATATTCCCGTTTTTGGCACGATAATCCTCCGGGTCGATTACCGCGAGCGCATTGGTCCCGCCTTCCAGCAGGCAGGCGTGCGCAATCGTGCCGATGTCTGCCACCGCGCTGTTATCCTGCTCGCGCGCCGGGTTCCACGGCGAATCAATCCACGCGTGCAACGGACTCTGCGCCAAAATGCGGTGGCACAGGCCGCTCGATACCGCCTTGTGGGCGATGTATTCCTGCATGGTCATCGTTGCGATTTGCGTGCTCATGTCATTCCTCCCATGCGTTGCCGCGCGCATCGCCCGCACGGTGGTGTCCGGCAGTTTTGCGCGTTGGTGGTCTTCACCCACGCGGTATCCTCGGTGATTGCGACGTATGGCAGTCACCCGATTTTCAGAGTCACCGGTTTGCCGCTGCCTAACACGCGGGCCTGATCGATCAGCATGTTGGCAATGTCGATAGCTTGATCGGGCGTGAACCCGATTACGCTGATCATTCGCGGAAATCTGATCACCACTCGGCCATTCTCACGGCCGACGGAAAAGGTGAAGGCGCCCAGGTCATGCTCGTTCATCCGACCGTTTGGGTATTCGCCGAACACTTTTTTGAATGACTCTTTCAACTTTCGATCCTGCTCATCGTTGCCGCCGCTGTGGTGTGAGCTCATTGTCGTGCTCCTGTGATGTTGAGAAATTCGGTTCACTTCGTAGCCGCCTTCAATACCAGCGCAGCCCGTGCCGGCGGCGCTAGTTCTGTGCTTTGTTCTTTCAGTTCTGTGCTCATGTCATTTCTCCAGTTTGTTGCCGCGTTCTACGCTTTGCTTGCTTGTAGGCGTAGCGAGTGCAGCCATTGGTCAAGTGCATCTGAATCTTCACGATG